GCCGCTGGTGTCAATCAGCACGCCTGACTTTGCAGCAGTCGTCACCTTGCGACCGGATGTGTCGCCATTGGCAAGCGTGAAATCACCCGAGGCCATCGTCACATCGGCCAGCGCATAGGTCGCATTGCCTTCGGCGTAGGTTGTCGGTTGTGCCGAGCAGGCAACCTGCCGCGTTACATTGTTTTTGATGATGTTCAGCGCACCATCAAGCACGTCATCATGGACTGTTTTAGCCATTGGAGTCTCCTAATCCGATTACTGAGCTATCGACAGCGAGATTTACAACGCCTGACGATTCACTGCCCGTTGCCACCCGGTCTGCAACATCCTTGGCCCATCCGTTGGCGACGAACTGAGCGCCTTTTTCATCTTCGACTGTGCGCACGTCGCCAATTTCGTAGCGATCCTTGCCGTCGAGAAAGGTGGTTAAACATTCGATTTTCATGGATTACCCCTGTAGTTTTGCAAGATAGGCACGTGCCTTGTCCGCGCGATTCTCAAGTTCAATGGCTTCTTCAAGCGCCTCATCACGCTTGCCGATAGCAGCCGCAACTTCCGCTGCCATGTTTTCAACGCCAATCTTCCCGGTTGCGATAATGGCATCAGCACGCGCATTGGCTTCGGCCACCTTGGATTCCGCTTCTTGCATCAAATCCGCAGCGGATTGCTCGGCCACCGACAGCAACTCATCAGACTTGGCATTGGCCGTAGCAAGTAATTGACTTGCCTCGCCATACGCAACAGAGATAGCTTCTTTGGCCTGGGCAACCTCGGCATTCAGCTTTTCAACACGGGCCAACGCTTCCTGTTCGGCCTGTTCTACGCTGCCAACCCGATCAAGCACCTCGACCACATCACCGAGCGCCTGAAACATCTTTGTCAGTTTGCGAACCTCGTCCGCAGCTTTAAGTACCTTGCTCATTATTGGTTTCCCTTCAGCAACATGATGACGGTCAGCGCGGTAGAACCATCGCCGGAGACAACACGCGGACGAATCCAGCGGACCAGTTCAGAAATCGCCTCAATCTTGGCCGTGGAGATGTCGAGGTTATTTCCTTGCGGATCAGTCAACGGAGCGTAGTCGGTGCCGTTGATGCTGCCCTCAATGCGAAGAACCCCGCCAACGCCAAATTCGCCAACAACCTGAACCGAGCGATCCGCGAAATTCGCCAGTTCGATAGGCTTGCCGTCGTCACCATTGGCCATGCTCGGCCAGGTAGCAATCACGCAGGAATGGTGCAGTGAATCAGGCACCATCTTTTGATATTCAATCATCGTCAAACTCCTTTTAGGTGTAACCGCTAAAGTTTCTTGTTATGTCCGTGAGCGCATTTTGTTGGCTCGTATCCGCTGCGCTCAGCTTCTGCACTGAATCTGCTGCCTGCGCCATCTGTTCAGCTTGCGCGGCCTGTTGTTGCGCCTCGGCGCGTGCCTGACGAATCAATGCCACCTTGTCGCCCGGCACAATCAGTTCGGGATCAATGCCGAGCATGTCGGCGTAGGCGTCAGCCCAACGATCAGCATCCAGCTTGTCGAGAACTTCCGGCTTAAGTTGTGCGACAGCGCCGAGATTGCCGACGAATCTATCTACCGAGTTGGTAGCGATTGCGCGTTGTGCCTGCGCCAGCATCGAAACGAATTCAACGTTCAATTCCATACCCTGCATCTCTTGCGGCGCAGGAGGGACAATGCCGGCTTCAACCATGCGGGAAAACGCCATCTCAATCAGCGGGTCAAGAATTTCGTTATGCAGGCGCTCAAGCACCGGGCCGAGCATCAGCAATTTCTCTTCGTGGCGCTCTGCCACTTCGGTCGCCGTCATCGTGGTATTGGCACCATTGGCCAGCATCAGGAACAGATCAGCGTAGAACGAACCTTTAATGCGCTCGCGCACATCTCGAATGTCTTCCAGCAAATGGCTGAGATCGATATTGACCTCGAAAGCGGTGCGAATACCGCCCTGCGGCGATGCTGAATCAACGAACGAGACACCTCCGGGGAGCATATCAACGTCACGGCTTTTGAGTGACGTAGGCGCTTGCAGTGGTGGCTTGGTCTTGTAGTCGATGCCTTGAGCTTTACGAAGCTGCTCATGCTGCAACTGCTTGATGTCGCCGAGCGATTCCATCCCCGGCGAATTGCCATAGATATCACCACCGGAAGTCATCCAGCGCGGACAGAGCGCCGGGAAATCCTTGAACCCAGCCTCGCGCAAGAACTTGCCGTCAGTGCCACCGGGTTCCATGTAGCAGGAGCGCCAAGCCATATTCTGGCCATCCTTCTTGCTATGGTCGCGGTCGATGCGTGGCTCGATTGCATGAATGACCGGGCGCCATTGCTCCAAGGCGTTGCGATCATGGAGATTTTGCACCGCCTGACTACAGTTTTTATAGCCAAATTCATTGACCATCTGGCCTACCGTCATTTCAAACTCACGATAGATCGTATTCACCTTGCCACGGTAATCTGTCGTCATGGCGTACTCGCCAATCGTCAGCGGATGATGGTGAATGATGGTGTCGTAGTCGGCAACGATAATAGAACTGGCCGTTCCAAACGCGCCCAATTCCTCGTACATTGTATGCAATGCGCGGTAGGTATTCGATTTATTGAACACCATGCTCATGATTCGCGTCACATCAGCAAGCCACGTCTTGACGGCTGCTGACTCGTCTAGCTCAGGGTCTGATGTGGTCAGACGAAACCACGGCCGGGCCGGGCTGGTCATGCCTGACATCATGCCGGCAGCTAGCACACGCAATGCCCGTGTTCCAGTTGAGTCATAAATCGTGTTGTGCTTCTTCTCACCACGATTGCGGTCAGTCATCAGGAAACGACCGGAGCGCGGCAGCAGATGCTCGCTAATTTCGCGCCAATGCGCATCCCAGCTAGTGCGCTCGTTCTTCAGCGCACCCCATCGGTTGATCAGCTTGTCGCGTTGCGTTAGTTCTGCCATCTCACATCCCGAGCAAAGTATTCTTGTTGAGCTGCTGTTCTTCGTCCTCGGTCGCGGTCAGCAAGGTCGAGCCGCCCGAATACCCCTGACGGCGCTGCTTTCCATCTCTGACTTTCTTGTCTTTGGCCGATTGCATAGCCTCGTCGGACGTGGCCTGGGTTGTCGTGCCGCCCAAGTCTTCGTAACTGTTTGGTATGTCGCCACCAAATAACCCGCCAAGAATTGAGTTGGCTTTAGCCTGCGACTTGGTTTCGGTCTCGATCTTCAGCTTGGCGCCGATAGGATCAACGACCCCCATAACCTTGTTAGTTACATCGTTGGCCCTGCTGACAATCTTCTTGATGGACTTAAGAAAGCCCATGCTATTGCCCCAACAGCGTAGAGCGCTTGGTGTTCAGCTTGTCCTTCTCAACCCCTTGCGATCCGGTAAGCATCGTGCCGGACACGCCTGATTTGCCCGACATCATCGCAGCGCTCATCATGGCGTTCGTGTCAGGAGACTTCATGTTCTGCGCATTGCTGGCCTCGTCGGCTGCTTTCTCTTGCGCTAATGCCTGCGTCTTGGCTTCCTGCTGGGCAGACTCCTGCTGCTTGAGTGCTTTCTTTGCGTTTTTGTTTGACGAAACCGTCGAATAGACGGACGCAACTATCATGGCGCCGGCAAAGTAATAACTCATTGGGTAACTCCGTCAGCAAGCAATGCGCGACGAGATCCAAGGCCGGCGCTCTCGTCAGTCATTTCGTTTTCAATATCGGCGATGTTGGCCAGTTCGGTACGGTGGATCGTTGTCCACCACGTATCAGCATGCGCAACCCCAGCACGCTTGGCCCCTGCCTTGGCCGGTAGCACGTGATAGCCAGCAAGCCGTTGCGGGCCTTCGTCGGTCGTCACGGTAATGTCACCGCAGACAATGCAAACGTTGTCGCAGTTGGTCAGCGCACCGGTAAGCACAACCCCAGCCGGGATCAGGATCGTGCGGGCGCACATGCCGCCGTGAATGACATGGTTTGTTGCCAGATCAACCTGTGGCAGCGTCAGCAGCACATCCTCAAGCTCGCGCACCGCCGCAACGCTCGGCATCCCGCCAAGCAGGCTTAGGGCGTTCTCTTCGTGGGAAATTGGCAGGTTGTCCATGCCGGCAATTTAGGCCGGGCATGGTTTGATACGCGCACCCTATGCGGTCACGCTTCT